TCACGATGCCCGCTTCACTATCACATCCAGCGCCGCGAGCAACATCCTCTCCAGCACCGCAATCATGCTGCTTCCCGCATGCCCGGCGATGCCGGCACCGGCGCTGGCCAGTTCCGGACTCAGCCCGCACTCCCGCAACAACGTGAACACCACCACCCCGGCAAAAGCCGAGATGGTAAGCTTGGCGCACAGATGCCACCAGGCGAATTTTTCGCCGGCAAGCAGGTCACGCATATACGCAGCAGCGCCTCCGAGCAGCGTTACGACGCCCATGGTCAGCCAGGTAGACGGTGAGTCCTTCATGAGCCCTCCTTGGCAGGCTGGCCATTGGCAAGCAACTCCGTCTTGCGGTCACTGCCCGCAGAGCCGCCGAAGTAGTAGTACAGCACCGCCAGCAGCGCCGAATCGAGCGTGCCGAGAACCCGGCCTGCCAGCACTTCACTTCCGGCGGGGATGGCGTGCGTGAGGGCGAAGCCTTCCCCGAAAAATGCCCCCAAAACCACCAAGACAGCAATCGCGCGGGGCGTCCAGATATCATGTGTCTGGACAGCCATGTTTCGCGCCGAGCCGCGATCGTCAATCACCTGCTGGGTGCGCTTGGTGCTCTCCTGCGTCAGAGCGACAGCTTGCTGCGCAACGATCTGCTGAAGCTGAACCTTGGCATTGGCCTGAACCTCCGCCAATTTTTCAGCGGCCGCAGGATCGGTCTGCACGGCCTGCAGCACCGCATCAGGACTACTTCCGTCCACACCCAGAGCATGCCCCACCAACGTGCCGATGCCTGCCACGGCGGCGCCGACTGGCGCACCCACACCTGTAGCCGTCAATGCGGTACCCAGAAGCTCAAGCCCGCTGGGCAGGGCGCTTTCAACATTTTTCCATTGCACGTGGATCTCCTACGGAAGAAATACGCGGTGGCCGGAATGCGGCGGTACGATCTGGAGATGGCACCAGCCAGGGGTGGAGCCGGGAGACTCCTGCCAGAGGCCTATGTGCTCCAGCGTTTCGGGATGCCCCATCGACCAGCGATCGATAACTCCGCCGGGATCCAACAGATCACAAGCCAGGGCCAGCATGTGGTTGGACTTAGGGGCAGCGCCCTTGGTTGCCCCGTTCACCGCCGGCGGTCGCCAACCACTGTTGACGTGGCCGTCAAACCCGGAAGCCATCAGAAATTCATTGATCTTGTCGACAGTACGCCGGGTGTTTGCAGCGATCTGGGCGGTGTAGTCATCGGGATAAGCGTGATCCCGCCCCATCAAAAATTCGGAAACGGTAATAAGACGCATAAAACCTCCAGGCAATAAAAAACCCGCCAGCGGCGGGTTGGTTGGTCAAACCATATGACTACAAATTGGAACTCAGGATCAGCATGCTTGACTGATAGACAGGAGAGCCGTCGTAGTGCGGGTTCACAGCGAACCCCGCCTCATTCGGCGTTATGAAGGTACCGCTCGCATGTGAAAGAACGGACTGGAAATTGGCGCCGTCCATTGAGTAAGAGAAGGTCCGGGTAGCGCCATCTTCGGAGATCTGCAGCCAGATACAGTTAGCCAGAGGAAGGGGCACATTGAGCAGGCCATTATTGAATGAAGTAACACTATTCATCTCGATCACCTGAAGGTTGTAAGCCTGCGGAGCATTCGGTGTGCTGACTCCAAAGACGATGAAGCTGCCGCTAGTGCTATCGTAAATAACGATTCCAGCACTGAAGAAATTGACCGCGACGAAATCGGGCTTGATCCAGGCGGTAAAAGTGTAAGGCACATTCAGCGCTTTCGTCTTGAGTGCAAAGTCATCTCCTGCAGTTGCAGGTGCCTTCAAATATGAGAACGGCCCAAGCGCAGAAATGGTCGCAGACCCTTGGTTGACCCAACTGAATGTGCCGTCGTCGTATGGCGCAACTAACTGGCCGTTGTGAAACGTCAGCCAAGCACCGCCCTGATACAAAAGTTCAGCGGGAGCATCAGTGCATTTGTACATTTGGCCGCCGAGCGGTGACGATGGCAGCGATGCGAAGAGACCAGCCGATATCGTCGCCGGCGCCGCTTTGTTGACAGCCACTACAATCATATCGGCGCTGCCATAGGTTGGCCCGGTATAAAGAGAAGAACTGCCAAGATCCGATGCATCTAGCCACCCCCACCGATATGTATACGAAGCACCTGGAATGAGGCCAGAAATATTGCAGTTATTGTGAATGCGAATTACGGCATTGTTGCCGCTGTTGGGTGAGTTAACGATGGTTTCCGTATCGGCAACTGGCCAGTCAAATTCATCGAGGAGCAACCAGAAGTGCGCGCCAGCTTCAGTCTGGCCCGTAACAGCCTCAAGCGAAATCATTACTTTCCCGGACTCCGGGGCGTTGAATGTCACCGTCAAGTTGGTTGAATCGATCGCGACAGGTGACGAGGATGAATAATTATAGGTCGCTCCGTCTAAATCAGCCCTAACAGAGGCGGATGCCAACACTTGAAGCCCGCTTTCTCCAGATGATCCACCACCGGAAATTACAACATTTGAAGCCGATGTAATCTGCCCCTGTGCATTTATAGTGATTTGCGGTACGTGTGATGCATCCCCGTAGTTGCCGGCATTGACACCGGTATTGGTAATTGACAGTGATTTCCCAGTCAAAGTCAGGCCGGTGCCGGCGCTGTAAATTCCACCTATCGCGGTAAAAGTTATGCCACTGGTGCCAACTACGAACGGTGATGGGCCAAGCGAGATAAGCACTAGCCCGTTGTTCACACCTCCGGGCATAAATCCGCTTGGAGCCTCAACCGCCACGATCAAACCAGGGCCAAGCTCAGACGCGGTGTCTGCATCATCTGTACGCATCAACATCCATGGCGTCGAACCGCTGCCTGCCTGGATAACCGAGTAGATACCATTGTTCCCAGACATTGCTTCGTTCATAACCAATACGCGCATGCCGACAGCCGGCATTTGGCCATCTATTGTCAGTACCCCATTAGCTTTGGCGGCGAGCGCAGCCCCCAGTCCGCCGCTTCCGTTGCTGTAAGTGTTCTCTGGAAGTGCAGCAGTGGTGGCGTAAGCACAAGCGCTTCGATCAGAGAGCTTGGCCAACCAGCTTTGCAGCGTTTGCAGATTGACTGCATCCTGCGGGTTTACCGGGTTGGCCAAATCCGTAATTACCTGGTTATTCAGATTGACCGACGCGACTGCAGCGCTGATCTGGTCTAGAGTGCCAAGGCGAATAAAACTGCTACCGCTTCTGTAGCGCAGCGTGCCATCGTCCGAATTAAAATACATCGAAACCGCCGCCGGATCGGTCGCCGAAGCCAGCAGCGGAACAAACGGCCCTTCGATCCCAACCAGGACCGAATTCACCGAAGCCGCATACCCAACAAGAATTGGAAAGCTACCCTCCGGAACCGTCTGCGTCAGCGATCCCGCCGCACCAAGAAACACCGCGCCTGGGCTCCACGTCCAGGCATTGTTGGTGACCGTCTCACCGACGCCGGCGTAGGCAACCGCGCTCCCTGTTGCCGCCGTTGTAGTAGTAATGCCGATCACCGCGCAGCTCGTTGCAAGGCCTGTCGCATCGGCGACCGCAGCCACACCCGGGCTCACCTGGTAGATGACATTAAACGCACCTAGCGGCGAAGCCGCCCTGTACACAACGCCCCCGGGGAGTGCCTCGACTTGCTGCTGCAGGCTCTGCAACTGTTGCAGCACCTCCTGCAGCTGGGACGTGATCGCCGTAGAGCTGCCGTCAGCCGCCGAAGCCCCCTTTTTTTGCAAAGCCTGAATTGCGGTGGCGATCGACTTGATCGAAGTTTCCAACCCCGGATGAATTTTCGCCAACCCACTCGGAACCAAGACCGCTGGATCACCCATTACATAAGCTCCTCTTTCTATTACATATCAGCCAGACCGGCTCGCAAATCAGATTGCCTCGCCCAAAAAAGCCGTCTCGACTGCCACCTTGCCATCGGCTGCAAATGCCCGACACGCGCTGAGCCAGATACTGATCTACCAGATCATCCGCGACGCTTTGCCCCTGTCGCCCGTGCTGCGGAAGAATTCACGCCGAGCGGCCGCGACGGCCGCCGCCCTGTGCGGTACGTCACATTTCTCAAGCGCACCCACCGGCACTGCGGCTATCATTAACCACGGGTCGTAGAAGCCGGTGCGCCGGCATGGGGCAAGGCGCCGCTTCACCCACGCAGCCGCACGGACATTCAAAAAGGGGAACCGTAATGACGCGCTTACTGCCGGCGCTAACCGCCGCCGTGCTACTGCAAGCCTGCAGCGGCATGCGTACCTACCCTGATGTGGAGGCCCGCGAGCCGATCACCGCGCAGAGCCAGGCATCGCGCCCGGTGACACTAGGCAAGGTACGCTTCGACATCGAGCCGGGCACCGTGGTGCTCAAAGGACTGACCGGCGTGCAGTGCGGCAACGACGACAATGTCGCCTGGAACGGCACTCACCCCGACATCCTGACCCAGGACCTCGGCCACAGCTTCTACAGGGAATTCCAGGCAGCGCACTACGCTGTAGTCGACACCGGGGAAGACCTGTTCGACAGCGGCCGCGCCGCCAGGGCCGAACTCCTGGTCGGCGCCATCGTCGTCAGCATGAGCACCGATATCTGCCACCCCTGGGCCGGCGTCGGCGTGTTCGGCGACGTCAAGGGCACCTCCTACATCCGCATCAAATGGCAGATCTACGACGCCCTAGCGCAGAAGATCGTCTACCTGGGCACCAGCGAGGGCCGTTTCGACATCACCCAGAATGAACAGAACGGCTGGCGGGCCTACCTCGACCACGCCATGGACCTCGCCGTCCGCAACCTGCTCGCCGACCAGCGTCTGTCACAAGCCCTGCTCAGCGAGCCGCAGCTCACCGACCAGCCCGCGCCTCAATCCGACGCCGCAGCCGCCACGTCCAGCTACGCCGCTTCCATCCCGATCACCGCCGCACAGCCCGCCAGCGGCATCGAAGCCCCCCGCGCCGCCACCGTGGTCGTCACCACCGCCGCCGCCCTCGGCAGCGGCGTCATCATCAGCCCTGACGGCTACATCCTCACCAATTATCACGTCGTGCAGGACGCCGCCCGCGTACGCGTGCGCCTGGCCGACAACCGCGAACAAATCGCCTACGTGCTACGCCGCGATTCGCGACGCGACGTCGCCCTGCTCAAGTTAGACGGCAGCGGCTACCCCGCTGCCGCTCTGCGTTTGTCGCCGGACGTCCAGGTCGGCGATGAAGTCTTCGCCATCGGCTCCCCCTGGGAAGAGCAGAATGCGCTCACCGTCACCCGCGGCATCATCAGCGCCTTCCGCAGCGTCCGCGGCTACCCCATCATCCAAAGCGACGTCTCCATCCAGCACGGCAACTCCGGCGGCCCACTGGTCGACCGCGACGGCAAAGTCATCGCCCTGTGCGTGGCGGGGCTGATGAGCGCCGCCAATACCAGCGAGGGACTGAATTTCTTCATCCCCATCGACGACGCGATCAACCGGCTGCATATCCAGTTTCAGTAGGCAGGGCGCCGGCGGGCCGCCGAGTCCCGCCTGCTTGTTCAAATACCGAACAAAGGATCAGGCTTCCATGGAAAATAAAAACCCGGTGACCGGCCCAAGAATTGGCCGTCTACTATTCATCGCGGCCGTAATCGTTATCGTATTCATCGATGGCGCGATCACGGTATATCTGGGTCACGAATGGCGTATCGCCGCAATCGGCGTGGCCCCTATCGTCACCGTCATCGACCTTATCGTCGGCAACACCGACGCGCCGCCCCTGGTGACCGGTCTCGGCCTGGCCGGCTGGCTCTTGCCGTTCGCCCTGCGCTGGCGCAGCATCGGCCTGAACTGGCCGAGCCTTTCACTGGCCTTCCTGCCCTTCGTGAACCTGATACTGGCCGCCACCCTGCCGCCCGGCTTTCGCCACACCAAATACTTCGACATCGCAGGCAAAGCGTTCTTCCTGCTAGGCGTCACCGGCCTACTGTTCGTCGGGTTCCTGAGTCATCATCAATAGTGATGAAAAACCGCAGGGCGGAATAAGCGAAGCGCATTCCGCCATCCGCCGCACGCACCCCACTCAGGCCGCTTCAAGCTCCATATGCACCCGCTGCCCGAGCGCGGTGGCGATATTGACCAGCGCATCCAGAGAAAAGCGCGACACGCGCCCACGCAGCAAATCATTGACACGCGGTTGCGTCACCCCGCAACGCTGGGCCGCCTCGGTCTGGGTCCAACCACTCTCCTGCACGATGGCCGCGATCTTCTGCATCAACTCCGCCCGGGCGCGCAGATTCGCCGCCTGCTCAGGCGTATCCGCGATCGCATCCCACACATTGGCGTAGCTTTCGATCTTCTTCACTTTCGGCTCCTGCTCAATTCGGCGTAACGTTCGCTGGCGATGGAGATGTCCCGTCTGGATGTCGCTTGCGTCTTTTTCTGGAAGCAATGCAGCACATAGACCGCATCGGCCATTCGCGCGGTGTAGATGACACGATAGGCACCGGATTCATCCCGCACCCTGATCTCCTCGACGCCCTTGCCGATGGAAGCCATCGGCTTGAAATCGTCGGGCTGACCGCCGCGCTGCACCAGATCGAGCTGATAGCCCGCATCCTGCCTCGCATCATCCGGAAACTCCCGCAAACATTTAAGAGAGTCACCCAGAAATCTCATCGGTTTCATGCCACACCATTATACTGATATGGATATAATCGGCAAGAGGCGACTAAAACTCAGTCCTGGAAATACTCTTAGAGTCCAGATTACCGCCTACTTCCGGGATCAGTCTCAAATCGTAATAGGAGCCATCCCGACGCAAGTCGAATTGCGCCTGCGCTTCCGAAAAAGCCGTGTCATCTCCGAAGTAGCGATCATTGCCGTACCAGTCGCGCCCGCTAGCGGAACGCACGACGAATACACCCGCCGGCACCTGAATCTTGAGTTGCCCACCGCTGCGGATGAAACGCTCCGTCACCAGAGCATTATCCGTGGCGCGATAAACACGGACCAGCGTGTTGGCAAACGGACCCTCCTTGATCCTGACGTCGATCCAATGGTCTGCGCGGGCACGTATATAGGTCCGTCCCGCACCAGTGGGCGGCAGCGGCAGCGCGGGCGGCTGATAGCCGGGTACATAAGGCACCACCGGCGCTGCTTGCGGTAACGCCTGCCGAGTTGATGGCTCAGGCTCAGGCTCAGGCTCAGGCTCAGGCTCAGGATCGTGCTCATGCCGCGACAGCTCCGCCAAGATGGCCGCGACGCGCGGGTCCGGTTGCTGAGCCGGTGACGAAATCAGGGCAACCAGGGGTTGCAACCCTGGATGAATGTCCAAAGCTCCCAACACCGCCAGCACCACCGCAATACCCAGCAAGCTCCAATACTTGCCGCGCCATGTGCCTCTCAGCAGGGGGTTCAGCAACGGCTCAGGTAGCCGCGTCCCGCAACGGCCACAGATCGGCGCAGCCCGGAACGAATGTGCCTCCACCCGGTTCACCACCCCGCATTCCGAGCATTTCACCTGCCTCATGCCGTGCCCCTCATCCGGTCATACAGCCAGCGATAAGCCAGATTGATCCGCTTCGACATTTCCTCCGCATAGCTTCGCACCTCGGGTTTTTCCCGCGTGAAGCGATCAGGATGAAATGCCGAAATCTTCCCGCGGTACGCCGCCTTCAGTTCCTCCTGCGATGCCGGCATGCTGGTCAGCCCCAGCAAACGGAGAAAAGCCTGGGTCGGATCGATCCGTGACTGCTGCGCACCGGCGCCGGCCTGGGCTCCCGCTTTTTGCCCCGCTCCGGCTTGCGCCCCGGACTGCTGGCGCGGCTCTTCCTCAGGAAAGCGGAAAGGTTTGGAACGTCCCTGCTTACGGGCAATATCGTTGGCAAAGCGGAACAGGAAATCACGCCGCAGATCCCGGTCCATCCTCCGCAACGCGTCCAAACGGTACCAACGCCCCTGCATCGAGCCGTCGAACAGAAAAGCAACTTTCTCCGCCTCAGCCGTAGTTACCGCGGTCTGCAAAGACCAGCGGACATACAACATATCCGGCAACCAGGGCGGCAGCACCGTCAGCAACAACAACACATAGACCAGAAGCCAGCCCAAAAGGAATAGCACCACAGGCGTCCAGTTCATAACAACCTGCGGCGCTCGCGCCAGTACCACCCGGTCCAGATAAGGCGAGAAAAAGGCCGAGAGGCCGGCAATCAGGGCCAAACTCGTCGCAAAGGAAAGCAGCTTCCACAGCAGGTTATAACCGTGCGTAAAGCGGATCGACACGACCCAGCCCCCAAATCATGGAACGAAATCGATTTATGGCGTCCCACGCCCCCAGCTCGGATTGTAGAGAACAATCGTCCATGAATCACGGCATAGTGTGAACCAGTTGGCAGTCTGCCCAGCCTTCCGACTTGGTATATCTCACCGATCCTTTACGCATACCGCGCAATGCCTTTTCATCTTATTTCCAGGACACTACCGCCAGAATCGCGCCGCCCACCGCCACGGAACCAAAATCCGGTATGTTCACGCAAACTAGTAAGTGAAATCAGCCTTGTAACGACCGTCAACATGCACCGTGAAGATGCACTTCGTGGGCAATCCCTTCTCCGGCGTGCTGACAAGTTCCGGCAACTCGAACAAATATCGACTCAGCTCATTGACGCCAACGACATTGCCGGAGAAGTCGGCTTTTCCCCGCGGCCTATAGAGAATCATGACATTCACACTATCCTCATCAAAATCCGCAATCAGGCGAATCTCCTCCCAAGCTTCGCTGATACTTCTCACCAAAGCCATGGCGATTGCCTCCTGGCATTCGACAATATCGCTAAACAACATGATCATCCTCCCCGTTGATTGCGAAAAGTTCGATACTGTACCGGCTGATCGTCGACCTGAAAGAACACCCTGTATTCATCCGGTCGCGCCGACGTATTGCCTTCATGGAATATTCTGACGAAGCTTGCTTGTACCTTGTGCCCATTGCGCACGTACGCTGCCAATTTATTCTCCAACCTCCTGTATGTTCCTCTATTCAGCTTCGCATCGCCTGGCGAGACATTGAGCGCCCCGCCCTGAAAGCCGAAGCGATCGGCTCCGGCGTGGAAGCCGATATCACCTTCTCTACCCTGACGCCCGATTTCCCGGTCTTCCTCACGAAAGCGATGCCCAGGATCGAACCTCAGTATCCCCGAAGTGGTGACGCCACGTCCATGCTCATCAGTGACATAGGAATGACCCTCGAATACGTATACCGTATCAGGTTGTGGATTCCGTGATGCCATGCGGAATTCTTCCCGCGTATTCAATTCAATCGTCTTGAGCCTGCCCCTGGCTGCGCCATTCGGATCAATCCAAGAATTGCTCACCTGATCAACTGGCCTCCCAGAAACAATTCGCCCCTCACTAGGAGGGGCGTTGTTCTTCATGGCGGAATCATCATCGGGTGGAGGTCTGTCCGGCTCGGGCGGCGGCTCCACCCGCCCGCCGATCCCCGCCTCCGGATACCGCGCCTTGTATCGCTCCCGCAATTGCTGCTGCGATAACGGCGGCTCCGCATCCAGCTTCTCCTGCAAGCGGCGCCGCCCCAGCTTGCTGGCCGTGCGCTCGGCGCGCATCCGAGCTTGGTCGAAAGTCACGCCCTGGCTCAATACCTTGCCGCTGTGCGGATCCATCACCGCATAGCCGCCATCGCCATCGCGGGCGGTGACAGTCTCGATGCTGTCCAGCAACTTGCCGTGCACCGGCTGGTCATAACGTTTGCCGTCGCGATCCAGCACGAAGCGCGGATCGGCCGGCGCGTCGCGCCGCATCGCCTGCTCGCCGCTGTCGATATACGGCTCCGCCGTCACATCTGGCGTGGTGTTGCCCTCGGCGCGGGCACGATGCGCCGCGCGGTCGATGTAGGGCTGCTGGTAGGCTTCCACCGCATTGGGGTCGAAGCCCATCTGCCGCATCCGCGCGTGCTCCGCCTCGGTGGCGGCGCGATGCGCTTCGGGGTAGGTGTGCCCGGCATCGAGCAGCGCCTTCTCCACCCGCTCGTGATAGTCGCGCGATTCGCACAGGTCGAAGCGCTGGCCTTTTGCGTCGTCGTACCAGCGCGGCATCGCCGCGTCATGCACCGAAGTACGGCCGTCGCCGGACATGCCGGCCGCCAGGCCCACATCGTCGCCCTCGCGGATCGGCAAGCCGTCGCGGTTGCTGGACTGGACCCGATTATCGGCATCACCGACCGTTCCGGTATCGGATTCAGCACCGCGCCGCGCCGGGACAGAAGATGCGTCCGGCGGCTCGGCCGCCGCATCCGGCGTCCTATCCTGCCCAAACGACCGAGCCCCCTTTACGGGGGCTCGTGGGTCTGCGGATTCTTCTCCACCGGGAGGTCCGGCATCACTGTCAGGCGGCGGCCGCTCCTGCACCGCCTCTTCCGGATTGCCCGCGAGCTTGCGCCCTAGCGGCTGCCCCACTTCTGCCGCAATGCCGCCAGGCTCTGCGCGCTGGCCGGCGCCAGCATCTTCCCGCGCTGCGCCGCGATCGCCCGTGCCGCCCGCATGTACAGCGCCGGCTTGGGCAGCTTCGCTTTCGTTGTTTCCATGGATTCGCTCCTTCACCGCCGCAACAAACGCGGCCTCGTCGTTGGGATGCTCCGCATGCAAACGCATCGCCGCATTGGGATCGGTGCTCACCAGATGCGTCACCGCGGATAGCGCGTCACGATCCAGCTCGCCGGCGCCCACACCCGCTGCATCCGCACCGAGCCGATGCTCTTCATCGCTGACGGCGGGATGCTGCCGTGTAACCGCTTTATCGCCAGCGACAGCGGGCGCTTCCGGCGCCCGCCCTGGAAGTGCGGTGGCAGTGCCGTCGGGGCGCACATCCGGCACCTGCCGGGCACTGCCTACTCCCGGGACAGGATCAGGCTTCAACTTGTCGTCGCCAAAGGCAGAACGAGCCCCCGCCTGCCGTAGCGATTGATCCCCTTTCCCATCTGTATCCTGCCGGGGCGCCTGCTCCGTTTTATGTGCAGGTGCCAGCGCATCCGAATCCGGTTTGCGCAGCGGCGCCTCGCCCGGAGGAATCGCCTGCGCGATGTCCGAGGCGGCAGCATGCGACGGCGAGCGCTCGGGACCAGCCCCGCGCAAATCAGGCTCAGCGCCACTTCCCTCCTGCGGCTGCAACCCAGCTGTCGCGGACGTCGGCTGCCCCTGCCCCGCAGCCTGCCCACTTCCACCCATGTCCTTCCACGCCGACCGCGCGGCGGCAGACCGCACCGCCGCACGCGCCGCAGCGGTAACGGCACTGCCCGCATGGCCGGCAGCAGCCGGCACCAGGCCAGAGACGAAACCCTGTGCCGCCGAATCGCCAACGCGCGCCGCAAGCTTGCCGTAATCGATTTTTCCAGCCTGGTACTCGTCGTAGGCTTCCTCGGCACCGCCGCTGGCTGCACCGAGTCCCGCCATGTTGGTGCCCTGCTGCATATAGTTGCCGGCGCGCTCACCCACGGCCGCACCGACGCGGTTGCCGGCAAGTCCGGACGCGGCATCGCCAACCAGCTTCGAAGTCAGCCTGCCGGCCGCGCCACCGGTCGCCTCGGCGATGGGAAAAATCAAGCCATTGGCCGCCGCCGAAATCCCGGCATGCGCCAGCGCCGCGTCGTCGCCCAGCCCCTGCACCTTGGCATCGCCGTAGCCGCGCATCCCCTGCAAGGCGCTGAACGTGACCGGCGCCGGCACGCCGACCGCTTCGCCGCCCAGCGCCGCTATCATGTCCGGGGCCGAGTCCAGCGTGCCGGAAATCAGGCGCTGGCCCGGCGCCTCCAAAGCCTGACGCTGCGCCTCCTCCGCGGCGATCCGGCGCAGCGGCGCAAGGTCCGCCTCGCCGGCCGCCTGGCGCTGCTTGAACGCTTCCGCCAGCGGCGCCACCGCGGCGCGCGTTTCAGCACTCAGCTTGCCCGGATCAGCCAGATACTGCTGCACCAGACGCGCCTGCACATTGCCACCCGGACTGCTGCCGAACCAGCCCTTGGCCAGCTTGGCGTAGCCATACAGTTTGGGCAACACATCGGCGGCGTCCTTGGGCAAGTCATTTTTCAGGTACTCGCCCCAACTGCTTTGAACCGGCTGCCGCGCCATGAAATCCGCGTGCGCCTGATTCATCCTCTGGCGGGCGGCGGCAGCCGCTTCCTGATCCTCGTCCTTCTCCGTATCAACATAAGGATCGAGATGGATTCCGAAATCCGACAAACCGGTGCGGGTCTGCACCGGAAGCGCTGGCGCGACCACACGCTTGAAATAGTCTTCCTTGGCCTGCTGCCGCTGCTGCGCCGGCAGCTTGCCGAAAGCGGGATCGGCGGCGATCGCATCCCAGGACCGCGCAGTGCCGGAAAGTCCGGACGACTCCGGCGGCGCAAGCCCCGGCGCGGTCGCCTTCGCGGCGACCGGCTGCGGACCGGTCGACAAGCCTGCAACGGGATGTTGCGGCGCCTCCATCGAGGCGCCCGGCTTGACGCGGGTATCAGCCCCCGCCGCCGTATCGTCCGTCGCCAGCCCCAGGCCACGCAGCGGCGCCATCCACGGCGCAACAGCCCCGGCTGCGGCGTCGTGCCCCGCACTACGCAAAGGCGGCCCATCCGCCTCCGGCAGAGGCTGCGTCCCCACCGGCACGAAATCGCCGTACTCCGTAGCCGAAGCACCAGCGGCCGGCACATAACCGCGGGAATCATCGTCCATCGCCATCACCGCACACCCCGCTCAAGCATGATCGTCGGACACTCCAAGACCTCCGCAGCAAAGCGGCTTCACAATCTCAACGCAATGAATCAGCGGACCGCAGCGCCGTCGCGCACAACGCGCGCGGCGCAATCCACTTGGTGAGTTAACCCGGAATAGACCGGCGAAACTGGCCTCAGACCGAACGCGATCAGCCGCGGCGATACTGGTGGCAAACCACCCGCCGCATCAGATCTTCGCCCTAGTCCGCAAAAAAGCCAGGTACTTCGGATCTTCCGGCTCGAAGATCTCCTTTCCTTCACTCATATAGGCCCGCATCAGTTCATCGGTCGCGGCATCATTTTCGCCAGCATCAAACAGAATCTGGCCCAGTCGCAGATGTAGGAAAGGATTGCCGATAGCCCCAGGGCAATGCATCGCGTACTCGAACGCCTCTCTCGCCGATTCCCTGTCACCGAGAAGAAAGCATGAATCGCCGATCGATATCAAAATCCACGTGGATGCCTCCCACTCGGTTTTAGGCTCCGGCACCAGTTGCCAGGCCTTCCGGTATTCCAGCAGTGCACTCTTGTGATTGTTCCGTCGGGCGAACTTGTTACCCGCCTCGCAGAGACGCGTGATCTCATCGTAAATCGCATCATCCAATTCCAATGCGTCAGTCATGACGGTTCCCCGCCTCCCATTCATTTCGCATCGGCGATTGCCGACGGCCTCATCTTACCCGGCCGAAACGATGTGGGGAAAATTCTGGTCGACGAACGCCTGCGCGTATTCCTCAGGAACCACCGGCTGGCCGCGCGAGTGTGCAAGCGCCAGATTCTTCTCCCAGTTCTCGCGGATCTCCCCCGGCAAGGTGAGTGGAAACTCCATCACCTGATTCACGATTTCCCGCCAATTCCCTTCACACTTGAAAGTCTTCGCCAGATGCGGCTCCATCAATCTCAGGCGCTCCCGTTCGTCATCGTGCAGCATCCCGATCGCATCGAGCACATACCATTCCAGCAACCAGAGCAAAGGCCTGCCCGCATATCGGTCCACTTTCACCCCCTTTCGCGAGCCCTCACTCCCACCAGACACCATGCGTCCTCCAACAGGGCTCAACTCCAAGATTTTGGCATTTGAAACGGTGCAATTTCCGCGTGCGACACACCATTTTCTCCAAGAAATTTTAGTGCCCGCTCCGAGACCACAAGCTGCAGACCGGGTGCAATTCCAAAATCATCGCTTCTGGGCGTTCCGTGGACCTTCAGCCAAACGAAATTCGGAAGCTGCCTGTTTGGATAAATATCCCGGAACTGATCGGATGCGGTGACTTCCACTTCATCAAACGTCACACCGGTGAAGTTCGCCCGCTCAATCCCTTGAGCCAGCGATTCAGAAACGATATAGCAAGGGGCGGTCTCCAAAAGCGGATCACCAAGCCAACCATCAAACTGATAATGGAGCTTGTGAACCAGCATTGGTTTTCCTGGGGTCCGTGTAAGGATTGTATTTTCGCCGAATCCCCCGGCAACTTCCGGCTCCAATACATAGAATCCCGGCATCCCATCGCCCTCCAGCTTGCGGATTGAATGTAGACCTGAGTTTTGCATCGATATCCGTCACCCATTGCATAGACCGTTCGAGCGTGGATTGGGATGGCTCAAATCAAGGTCTATGGACAGAAAACGCCGATAATTAAATGTCGGCACCGACGTCTGATTCAACTTCCTTCACAATCCTCTCCATGAGCGGCCAATCAATCTCGAACTCCGCGTATTCGAGCAAACGAAGCAGCAAAGTGTCCAAGCTTGGATCAGGACCATGCCGCAAACCATACAGCTTCTTGAACTTCAACAGCCAATAATAGGTGCTGTACAAAGCCTCGCGCTCGCCGATGCTGGTGAAGCCCATTTTTTCCAGCGCATCGGGATGCGAAAGGGCCCAGTAGTTCAGGAAGGACTCGCCATAGACAGGATCTCCAGCATCGACATCGGGATATTCACCCAACGCTTTGATCGCCTGCCTGATTTCCCCGGCAAATGGTTTCAACCTCTCGCCACTGAAGAGGATATCGATCATGGACCTGCTCCACGGTCTATCAATCGGTGAATTCTTTACCCGTCGTTCGCAGGTTCTTGATTTGAAATATGCGAACTATTCACGTCAATCCGTTCGGAGATCGAACTTGTCGATCAGCCCGTACCCGCACCGGGCTCAGCTCCAAATATAGCAGGTACTCCGTGCATGGCCCCGCTTGTTGAGCGTTGATTTTCGACCACAGCTCCGAATGACCACTTATTCATCCGAAACAATATCGGGAAAATTCTGATCGATGAATGCACGGGCAAATTCCTCCGGAATCACAGGCTGGCCTCGCGCGTGAGCTGCTGCAAGATTTCTCTCCCAGATCTCTTCAATTTCCGCCGGCAGCGACGCTGGGAAATCCATCTGCGCACTCACTATTTCCTGCCAAGTGCCGCTCATTCCAAATGTCTTGGCCAGCTTGGGTTCCATACTGTGCAAACTTTGATGTTGATGTTCATGCAACTGGCCTATTGCATCGAGCACATACCATTCCAGCAAACGGAGAAACGGCTTTCCCTCGTATCGATCCATTCACTCAATCCTTGGCTTTGTTCGGTGGAGCACCTGCAGGAATTGCCCATTCGGAGTAGCCGCCAGTCGCACCGGGGTCTGGATGCAGAATTCTCCACCAAACTGATCCAGGCTGGTGTTGGCTACTCGGCACAAGGCGCATTACGCCCTGCTGTCCGAAAGCAGCCGACGACGAGGTATGCTCCCAAGTCCAACCTTGCGGGGTCCTGCGTCCTCCAGCGGCGGAAACAGAAGCTGTCACACCTGGAATCTCTTGCTCCATCCGGTTAGCAAATTCAACATCCTTTTGCAGATCATTATCGAAAGCGGCGTTCGCCATGTTGAAATGCACTTTCCTGCTTTTTCCAAAATCGGGGCGCTCAATTTTTGTCTCGTACGCAACACTATAAGCTGTTGGCTTCTGCGGCAACTCTCGGATTTGCCCGGCAACTTGCCCTGACAGCTGGTCGCCAGCTTCTCCCCCAGAAACAACTCGCCCCTCACTAGGAGGGGCGTTATCCACAGCAGCATCACCAACCGGCGGCGGTCGCTCCGTCTCAGGCGGCGGCCCCACTAGCCCGCGCACCCCTACGCCAGCCTGTTGCGGCGCCGATGCAGCATCCTGCCCTTCGTCCGCCATCCCGCGGCGCAAGGGAATCTGAACATCCGGCGCACTGCTCGCCGGTTCCTGCAAGCCACCCACCGCACCAGGCGCCCCCTCGGCAGGCGCGCGCGCCAGGCCGCCAAACACGGCACTGGCCCCCAGTCCCTGCGGCGTCACCGTCACCGGCTGCCGCTGATCCGCCGGCAAGCCGCTGTTACGCACCATCGTCGCCAGCGGCTCCGCCACCAGATCGGACAGCCCGCCGCCGACCACCTTGCCCGCCATATTGGCCGCAACCCGCGGCAACAGCGCGCCCGCATAGCGTTCGCCAAACTGCGCCAAGGCCGAATCCGCCAAGCCGCCACCCAGACGCCCGCCCAGCTCCGGCGCAGTGATGGCAATGGCCGAAGCCGGAACCTCCGCACCAGCGGCCTTGATCGCCTGCACCGCATCCGCGCCGCGCCGCAGCTGCGCGGTTGCCGCCTGCTGCGGCGCGAACGGCGCCGCCAGAACATTGCTTGCGCCGCCGATCAGTGCAGGGAGGAAGGGCGCCTTCTCGTTCTTCTGGATATCGGCCTGGCGGGCCAGATCGTTTTGCCGGTCCGCCTCCGCCATCAATGAATCACCGGCCCCATACACCGGCGGTTGATTCAGCAACTCCGGCGGGGCATACAGCATCGCGTCGCCCATGGCGGCAAGTGGATCTTCTCCCTGCGCTTCCGTCAGCGCGCCAGCGGTGGTCAGCACACCAGCCCAGGCACGGCGCAGCCCCGCTTCGCCAGTGCGCTTCATGGTATCCAGCGTACCTACCTCGCGCTGCGGCGCGGGTGAAGGCGGTGGTGCCGCCGGCGCGACCGTGGCATCGCCCGTGTCCAATCCCACGCGACGCAGCGGAGCGATCCACTGCGCCGGCGCGGAATCGGCGGCGGAAGCAGCAGCGGGAACATCCCGCAACGGCACCCCACCCACCTCCGGCAAAGGCTGCGTACCCGCCGGCCGGAAATCCCCATACTCATCCAGCGGCACCGCCGAAGCCGGCAGGAAACCACGAAAATCGTCAGCCGCCACTACGGCGCACCCCATTTGCCGCCGCCGAGATAACGCGCCTTGCGGCCATCATGTCCCAGGTACAGGCGCCCCTTCAGGTAAGGGTCCGCGGGCGCACTGGCCTGCTTCTGCAAAACGCCGTGCTGCTGCGTCACCCCACCGCGCTTCACCGCCGCCAACGACCTGCCGACACGCTCGACGCGATCGCGATCCCCCTGCTCCAGCGCTTGCCGGTACTGCTCCTCCAGGCTCGCGCGCTGCGCCGGCGGCAGGCTAACCCGCCGATGCAAGCCGTCCGCATCCGCGATGGCAATATCGCCATTGCCGAGCGGCTTGAAATCCACCGACCGCCGCGGACTCTTGCTTCCCAGCGCCAGGCTCAAATCGAGCAGCGCGCGGTTGCGCCGCCGCTGCGCCTCCGGCACCGCGTCGAGCTGCGCCTGAATGTGCGGATGCTGCGCCGCCAGGATCGCGGTGGCCAGCGCCAGCGTGTGATGCACAAACTCCCGCGTCGGTACACTCAGCACCGCATGCTTTTGCGCCTCATCCGGATGCAGCGACAGATGCCCGCTGTCCAGCATCAGCGGCCGCAGCGCCGTACCCACCCGCCCATCCGGACTGGTCACCGTCAGTTGCACTGCGAACGTCGTCTGCGCGGGATCACGCGGATTCGGATGCAAGCCGACAATACGTGGCGCCCGCGAAATCACACTGCCATCGTGCAGATGCTGCCCCACATGCCCCGCCAGCACCCGGCGATAAAGCTGGTTCACCGCCGGCAGCGCCGCCGCCGTATCCCCCGACTGCGCCGCCCTCACCACCGCCTCCGCCGCGTGCACCATCTCCGATCCCGGCTGCAACTCCCGCGGATCGAGATTCGTGGCATGCGCAATCGCCGCCGCCAGGTCGCCCGGCACCACCTGCGCGAACGAGCGCCGCCCCTGATGCAGTTCCCCTGCGGTGCGCCCCGCCGCATCGTCCCACTGCTGCAACTCGGGCGCGGCGAACTTGCCATACTCGTTCAGCCGCGCCGCATTGACCGCATTGCGATGAGCAATATGCTGTCGCGTCACTCGCGGATCGACACCGAAGCGCGGATCGGCCGCCGCCTGCCGGCGCTCGATCTGCTCCGCTTGATCCAGCGCCTGCAAGCGCTGCCGCGTCCCCTGCCAACGCCGGCCCGCCCCGGCACGTTGATTCGCCAGAAAAGCCATCTGCTCCCGAAACCGCTGATGTCGTCCCGTGGTCGCGTCCTCATAGGCGTGATGTACGCCAGCATGCAAGCCGCCGTGGAATACTTCAGCCATCACGCAACCTCCGTCGCCGCCGCGCCGATATCACCCAATCCCGCATCTCCGCCGATCCCGCCGCCGATATCACCACCGACATCGCCCCCCATATCGCCCGCGGAAACGGCGTCCGGCCCGGCATAGCCATTGACACCGTCCATCGGGCGACTGCGGTCCACCAGATCCATGGTAGCCGGGGAACCATCGCTGTAGCTGAATCCGTTGTAGCCGTAAGACACGCCACCAGTGCTAGGCGCGGGAGCGGGAGCGGCGGCAGGCGCCGGCTTGCTCGCCGACCTCTGACTCAAGTGATTCAACAACGATCCAAACAACATTGACTCACCACTCCCCGCCGCATCACTGCCCCCCGTCGAAGGCCCAGTACCGCTGATAATCCCGCCCCACTTGGCCCCCTCCTGCTTGCCGATCGCCGCGCCAGCGCCCGACTGCCCCCAGATACTGCCGATGGCCGCGCCGATCACCTGCCCCGCCAGCGTGAACTTGCCCGCCTCGTGCTGCGCATTGATCTGGTCGTTCTGCAGAATCAGCCCGGTCTTCATCCCCGCTGCGCTGGCCATGCCGCGCAGGCCGGACTGATCGGCATTGATCGAATCGCTCAGTAGTCCCGCCATCTCAGACTCCCCTCAGTGCAGCCTGCTGATTGGCGTAAGCGCCCTGCGTCGCGGCATTCATCGCCCCGGCCTCCGCCTGAGCTTTCCCCAGCGCATTGGATTTCGCCAGCGCCGCCGCCTGTGGCGCCGTCGGATTCACTCCCATCAGCGCCAGCTGCCGCGCTTGCCCCGCCTGCTGCGCATTCACCGCCGCATCCGCACCGCCCTGCGCCTGCGCACGCTGGGTCGCGATGTAATTGGGATCCTCCGCGTACTGCACCATCTGGTTCTGGTACGGATAGAAGCCCTGTGTCGCCTGGTTCCATTGCAACTGCGACAGGTTGGCCAGGCTCTGCGTATACGAGTCGAACTGCACATTCGGCCCCAGCCCCAATCCAAGAAATGCCATCAGCTACCTCCCATGCCGTTCATGGCGCCTGCACCCGAGCTGACCAGCTGGCTCGCCGCCTGCTCGATGCCTGCCATCGAATTATTGAAATACTGCGAGCGCGCCTGCTCGTAGGCCTGCTCCAGGTTCGCCGCGTCCTGCAGCCCCTGCTGCGCGCTGGCCTGATCCGACTGCCCCATGCCGATCACATCCTGCATGCCGCCCACCCATTGCCGCTCCATGCGACTGGTCGCATCGGCCATACCCATTCCGGACGCCTGCGCCGTGGTATTGCCGCCGCGCTGCATGTCACCCAGAAACGCGCCGGACCCTGCACTGCGCCCGCGTGCCGCATCTCCCGCCAGCGCTTGCTGCGTAGCCGCTCCGCCAGCCGTGCGCGCACCCGCAGCCGCCATCCCGCGCGCGCCCTCCTCCAATCCCGGCTGATTCCGGTTAAGGCTGCGCGCGAAATACTGCTGCACCGGCATCCAGAAATTCACCGAACGCGAAGCGCTTTGCTGCATCGCACTCTCGTAGTCCGCCATCGCCGGCGACGTATCCACATTGCCCTTAGCCATCCGCCAACTCCCTTGACAACTCCCCCAACAACTCTCTAGTCCAGATGATGTGATCGGCCGTCCAGCCTCGCGGCATGGCCCGGTCGAAACCCTTGCGCCGAGTCTTGAACAGCAGCCGGCTCGCGCCCAGCCGCCGCGCCATGTCCTCGACAAATTGCAGATTACGGGCAATGCACCCCCGCGCCCCACGCGACACCGCCAGCCACACCAGCAACTGCATCCGCGCCGTTGCCGGACGCAGCTGGTACTGCAACACCAGATAACATTCCTCGTTGCCGAACAGCCAAGCCTGATCGGCCTTGCAGGCGCGGCGAATGTCCTCCGGACCATCGTCCTCATCCGCCATCGCCGGCCCCGCCAGTCTTGAGAAGTCCTCCCATACCGCATCGATATCCAGGCGGATCAAGCCCCCAACTCCTCGCAGCGCTCCACCAACTCCACCGTGTTCACCGTCGACGCCCCACCCAGCGCCACGCTCCAGCGCACCCCTACCACCGGCGCCATCACGAACGGCCCAGGCCCCGTCACCGCGCCGTCGAAGGCCGTGCCGTTCTCGCAACTCACCGTCAATTGCAGGCTCGCATAGTCCTCGCCGCGTACCCGTGCCATCGAGAAGCACCCCGGCCGCGGCAGCAGGAAATGGTCGCGCTCCCAGGTTCGCGTGCGCAGGCCGCTACCACCCTCCCATTGCGACAGCACATTGAGCGCCGCCCCTACCACCGCGCCATTGATCGGATACACGCTGAAATCCGGCGTGAAATACAAAGTGTCCGTGCTTGCATCGACATATGCCGCCGTGACATGGAAATCCAGCGCCACCAGGCCGAAGCCGGCCGGCGACAGATCCAGCACATAACCGCCCATGGCGCCGCCAACCGTCTCGTACCAGAACCAGTACTTGTCGTCGTGCACCACGCCCAGGATCGAAGCCGGATTCAGCGCCTGCCACTGCTCCACACTGAAATAAGGATCGCCGCCCGGCATGCGGATCAGGTCCAGATCACCCTGCCCACGGTAGTAGCACAGCCCATTGCCGCTGGCGTAAACCACACCGAGCCGCTTGTGCGTCGCCGCGCTGCGCTTGGACACGCAGCCCTGGTTCGCCGTCTCCTTGCTCATGCTATAGGCGGAAGGATCGCTGCCCCAGGCCGTATACGGATGTGCCTGCGTCAGCACCAGCACCGTGCTGTCGATCGCCGCGATCGCCACGATCGGCGTATCCGTCGGCAACTGATTGTCCACCGGCCAGGCGAAGGGATAGTTCTGCGCCGACAGGCACAGCGTATTGGCGAAGAACCCCGCCATGATGCCGTTGGGCAAGGCCAGGATCCCCTGCATATCCGCTGGCGGCGGCCCCCAGTCGGTCGACGGCAGCGCATCGCCCAGGTCCTCGTCGAGTACGGTATCCGTCCACGGCACCGCCGCCGAGGAACTGGCGGTCAAGGTCTGATCCAGCTCGTACACTTCCGACCCGCCGGACACACTCACCAGGCGATACAGGTTGTAGGCACTGATGTCCTGCCCGGCCGGGCATGCCGGAATGGAGCCGCTCACCGGCGCCAACGTCACCGGATTGGTGCTGGTATCGAAGTAGATCACCACCGTCTGGCTGGGATCGCTGGGCCCGGACTCCTCCGTGATCGCGTTGTCCCCGCTGCCCTTGGTGGTGACATAGGTGTAGACATAGCTGACGGCCTCGGAACTCACGGCGCTCGCCGGCTGCGACACCGAAACGACTACATTCTCGAAATCGCCGTCGTTACCGTCGTCGTGGTTGCCGCGATGGTTGGTGCCTACACCCAGGCTCTCGCCGATATACGGAATGAAGCCGGTCAGTGTCGATAGCACAGTCCCGGGATCGGATTGCAGCGCCAGCGTAGCAACCACGCTGAACCCAGGCGTGGTCGAAGCCGTCTGCGCGGTGCACACCGCCTTGATCCGGTACCAGGTATTGCCGCTGATCGACAGTCCGCTGTCCTGGCTGACCACCGTACCGCTGACCGCGCCACCATTGGTACCCGAAAACGCGCTGTACAGCGTAAACGTCCCGTCGCTGTCGCTCAGGATGACCACCGGTCCATTGATCGCAGTGGAGCCGCTATAGGTCCCGCACAGATACATCACCAGATCCGTCGGCACGCCGCCGGAAGCCGCCTGGTTATCCCGCGCATCCATCTGATAGGTGAAGCCGCTAGCCGCCTTGAGACCGAAACTGGTTTCCGAATACGCTGCCGTCACATCACCCTGGCCACTGGATACCTCCCAATACTGACCGTTCTGCACACTCCAGCTGATGTAATAGCCCCCGGCGCTGGTCGAATAAGTGCCGAAGCCATTGAAACTGCAGTGCTCGCACTGCACGCTGACCGTCGCCCCTGTGCCGCTGCCCCCGCTCAGCGGCACGATGGCGCTCTGCGCCTGCACCGCCGCACCATTCGCCACCGAGCCGGACCCGCCGGAACATCCCGTGAACGTATTGCCGGAAATTCCCGTATAGGAAACCGTCTGATTGCCGCCGCTGGATTCCACCATGAAACTGCCCGCCGCCGGCAGCATCGCCGTCGAAGCGACCGTAACCGTGGCGGCCGGCAGGCTCAGACCCGCCTGGTCGATCGTAGTGCTGCCCGGCCCGGCATTGAGCTGGTACACGCCCGGCGCCAGCAGCGACAACCCGGTAATCGCACCCGATGCATCCACACTGGTCACAGAAACCTGCGCCGCACCCGCGGCCTGGGTGAAGCCGTTGGCCAGCGTGCCCGTGCCGACATAAGGCATGTCGCCGACCACAAAACCGCTGCCCCCGCCGCCGGAAACCACCGTGACATTATTGACGCTCGCCTCCTGCGCAAACTGATACTGCGTCGTCGGTCCGGCCGGCTGCGCCGGAGCCACCACCACCGGCGGCCCCGCCGGTGAAGCGATACCCAGCGGAAACATCACATACGGATAAGACCCGGCCGGGTTGCCGCCCTGCTGCGAAGGGTCCGTGGCATAGAACAGATTCGTCTGCTGTGGGCCGCCTTCCAGTCCCGTGATGAAGCTGCGGTAAGTAGAGTCACCGGGAATCGTTCCCAGGGCAACGTCGACGTTAGCGCCATAGGCCAGATCGCCACCCGTGCCGGTGAATTGCAGCCAGAAATCCGGCGCCGGCCCGGCCATCAGCCAGATCGCATTGATCACCGGATCCTTCGCCAGCTGGAAAGGATTGCCGATATCGCCATAGGAATCGAGGTCGCCGCTGACCAGCTTGGCGTTGACCGCCAACGAAGCAAAGCCCGGCGGCAACAGCCGATTGCTGACGATCGGCGCCATCCCCTTGAAATTGTCGCTGACCAGGAGCTTCATGGCAGCATCGGGCTGAAGCGGCCCTGCGAGGGATAGACCAGGCTGGTGGTATTCAGATTCAGCGTGGCAGCATCTCCCACATCCGCCAGGGCGGTCGCCATGTACCAGAGATTGGCTCCGGGCGTGAAGGTAAAGGTCGGGGCAACGCCGGCCTGCGGATCGCCCGTGAGCGGAACATTGTTTTTCCCGATCCAGGCCTGACCCGCCACGTTGTCGATCCACCAGTTCGTCACATCGCCCGCAACTAGCGCCGGGAACCCACCGATGGCCGGCGCACCGGCCACATACAAATTGCCGCTGCTCGTATAGCCGATGGCATTGCCATCGTCGGAACCCAGCGGATGCTCGGTGTCGCTGTAATAGAGCTGCGTCATGCCAGCCGAGAACCCATTGAAGCTGCTACCACCGGATGCCGTGCATGCCACCTCCGCATAGGCAAGCGCAGCCGGAATCGAAAACAAGGACTTCATATAGGCAAAGGGAAAACTGCCGAGGACCGACTTGGTGGCCGTTCGATTCTGATTGGACAGCGAGAAATTACCCATGCAGTTGATGTTCTGCGCCTGGGTAAAACCGTTGCCGCCACCAATCCCGATGCCGTACTTGGTAGCGTGCCTGGAGATGTCGATATTGGTGTTGTATACCGCCAGGTGCTGGGCGGTCGCGTTCAGCCAGTTGAAATCGAATGTCCCGCCATCATAGGTTTTGCCGAACCACAAACCGTTCCCGGCTTCCAGCGCCTGCCCGGAAGCGCCACTGAACTGATTGCAGCCGTTGACTCCAAACAGAATATTGCCTGCCGTTGGCATGGAGAAAGTGACAAAGAGCCGAGGCCCGGAGTTGGCGCAGCCATCGACCGTGCTGTAGGCATTTCCGCCGCTGTAGCCGGCACCTATGGATACGGTAGTCGCGAAGAAATTGGCGCCCGATGCCATGGACAATCCGTTGTCCGTCTGCTGCTGCCCATCCGTTTGCTTCTGCGTCACCGACCACAACTGTCCTTCGCCGCCACTACTGACCCAACACTCCAGTGCAAAAGGCGGAGACAATGTTCCAAGAGCCTCGTTGATGCATTCCAGGAACGAGCCGCCGTCATAGTCACGGTCCCCCGTGAATGCGGCGGCGGTCGTCGGGTATCCATCGCTCAGGATCGTCGGCGCACCAAAACCGACGTTACCGTTCGCGGAAAAATTGCCGAGCACATCCAGGCTTCCAAGGTTGAGCGCCACGCCCGATCCGCTGGTCTCATTCAGCGGCAAATAAACCAGCGGGTTATCCGCCAGAACGGCAGCCATGTACTCGCTCAGCGACGCGCTGGACTCATTCGATGCGGCGGCCACCTGGCCGCAGCCGTTCACCGCCAGCACCTCGTAGTAATACAGAACCCCGACGGCCGCCGTCGTATCGCTGTAGCTGGTGCCGGTGACACCAATCGCCAGCGGCGTCTCCGCCCCGGACACCGTCCCGCGCAGGATGTTGTAAGCCGAAGCGTTCGACCCGGCCGTCCACGACAGGAGAATGCTGTTGCCCAGAGGCTGCGGCGTCGCCGTCAGGGACGAAGCGCTGCCCAGCAAGGCCGGCGTCGCATTCACCTCCGCCGATGCCGCGGACAGGCCGCCGCCGGCCGGAACCGTCTTTACAGTCAGGTAATACTCCGTCCCGTTGACGAGATCCGGCACGGTCGTGGAAAGCGAGGTCACGCCGGACACCGCCGGACTGGTGGATTCCCCACCCGGCGTAGTGCCGAGATAAACGTTGTAGCCCGCGGCGCCGGCAACCGCCTCCCAGGACATCGCGATATCGCCGCTGCAGCCCTGCGCCGCAACACCCTGCGGTGCCGCGATGAACGGCGTCCCACTCACCTCGTTCGACGGCGGACTTTCGAATGTCCCCGTCACCGCCGTCACCACGAAATAATAAGTCAGACCGTCGATCAACCCCGTTACCGTCGTCGACGTGCCTGGCACCTGTAACGGATTGGCGAAATTCTCGCTGCCCGGCGCCGTGCCCTGGTAAATGTTGTAGTGGCTCACGCCAGCCACCGCCGTCCAGCTCAATCCGGCGGTTCCGTCCCCCACCGAAGCCAGCGTCAGCAGCGGATGCCCGCCGGTGTAAGTCACGGCACTCGCCACGCTCCGGCCCGGCGCAATGCGCGCCACCACCTGCACAAAATAATCCAGACCCGCATCCAACCCTGTGATCTCGATCGACGTCACCTGCAGCGACGGCTCCATCTCCACCAGGCTCACCGGCGACCGCCCGCAATACAGCGCGTAGCTGGTCGCACCTGGCTGCGGCGTCCAGGTCACGGAAATGCTCGCGCCATTGCGCGCCAGCAGCAGCGTGAAAGCGGGCGGATTGCCCACCTGCTCCACGAACCCCGCCTGCCCTCCCCACGCGTTGCCCAGGGTGCTCATGCGCGCCTCGCAAAGCCGGCGCCGATCCACTGCCGCTGATTCGGCGTGAAATCGAACGCCGCCTCCCCCCGCGCCTTGACGATCTCCTGGTTGAACAGCAGCGCGTACTCGTCCGCCGCCTGTGGATTGAACCAGGGATCGCCCTGCATGCGCAGGATCCACTCCAGCGCCCCATACCCCAGCGCGCGGTCATAACGCACCGCCAGCTCATCCGGCAGCTGCATCGTCCCCGCCACCGGCTGCGTCACCAGCTCCAACTGCACCGGATAAGCATTGTCCGGCGCCGGTACCAGCGCCACCCCGGCATATGGCACGAAACAGATTCCAGTCGGCCGCCGCGGCCCGATGTTCGGATTCACCAGCGTCGGATAGACAAAGCGCAGTGGATGTACCGCCGTCCCCGGCGCCAGCTCCTGGATCTGCGCGTGCTTCAGCGCGATCGCCTCCTCGTTGGCCGGCGCCTGCACAACGTACTGCTGCTGCCCCGCCACCGTGGTAAACCCCTGCACCCGCCGCAAAATCCAGCTCTCCGAACAAAACGTCCGCGCCGCGCGCACCAGCGCATCCTGCAAGCTCGGCTCCGGGCAGCCCTTCACCGCGCGCCGGATCTCCGGATACAAATCCTGTACGTCACACATCAGGCTTCCCCGCTTGAATGGTGCTGATGTTCTTCACGTCCTGATCCAGCTCCGTCATGAACATCCGGTAAAACAGCATCGCCCGCTGCGGATCAGCCCCATGGTCGCGCCGCAGCAGCACGTGATAGATCACAAACAGGTACGCCGCCTCCCCATAGAGATCGGGCAGCGGAAAGATGTCCGTCAGCGCCGCGTCATCCGGCACTCCCTGATACACCGCCATCACATAACCGGCCGGATCGGGTTGCGGCGGCCACACATAGAAGCGCTTCGGATCGCGCACATCCGCCGCGTAATGCCGCGTCACCATGGCCGGCGGCGACTCATGCCAGTCCGGCCGTGCCGCCTGCAGCTGCTCCACCCCCACCGCCGTGATCGCCCGCCCCGGGCTACCGCTGTCGTCGCAGTTGTAGCGCACATCCACCAGCGCCACCGCGTCCCCCGGCAAGCTCTGCAATGTCCCCGGCACACACTGCAGCGGCGCATTCACCATGTACGCCTTCGTGTCCAGCTGCACGATCTCCGCCACCGCCGCATTCAGGTGATCCAGCAACTCCTGCTGCGCATACACCACATTCGTCTCGTCATACAAAGTCTTGCTGACCCGCGCCAACAAATCCGTCACCGCAATCGGCATCGTTCGCCCCTAAAATCAACGTAAACTGATCCCCCAACGGATGAGCTGACCCCGGACTCGATCCGGGGGAAGCGCATCAATCGCGCACACCCAACAAACTGCACCGCCCCGCCACAGCGCACCACAACCCCCTCTCCCGCCCGCGGGAGAGGATGGCCCGCGGGGCCGGGAGAGGGCCGCGCCACCCAAGCAAGCCCTCAATCAAAAGCCCCTCAACTCGCCCCCGGCGGCGCCTCGGCAAACTGCCCTTGCGACCTGCCGCTCACCAGCTGAAAGAACTGCCCCATGAACCCCTGATACTTCGCCAGGTCGCCACGATCCGTATTTTTTGCAAACGCCAGCGCGCACACATACGCATGCAGCGCCGACTCATACACATCCGGCAGCGACAAGCTGTCCCCCGTCTGCGCCACCCGTGGCGGCATCCCCGCATATACGATCTCCACACTCGACGTTCCGTCGCTCGGCGGAAACACATGGAAGCGCAGCGGATTGCGCGGATCCGGCATGTAATGCAGTACATCGGACTGCGGCGCCGTCCCCGCCCAGGACTGGCTGGCATGGCTCAAGGTATTGCGATCGATCTGCCGGATCGAAGTCCCGTCCGCGTTGCGCGTCACATCCAGCAACTGCGAACCATCCGCCGGAATCACTTGCAGCACCCCAGCCGCCAGCGTCATGAACGCTGTCACCGCATACGCATCCGGCTTCAGGTTCACCACCGCCGTCTGCGCCGCCGACAGATAGTCGTACAGCTCCGCATCCGGCCAATACACCCCGGACGGGTCCAGCAACGTCGCCCGCGCCCGTGCAATCACCACCCCCGCCTGCATCACGCCGACCCTGCGCGCCCTTTGCGCGCCACCTCATGCGCCAGCGCCCGCAGCTCCTCCACCGGCCGGCGCAAATCCGCCTTCACCCCCTGCTGCGCGAAAAACTCCTTCAGCCCCGCCTTATCCGCCGCACCGATCTCCTGCGCCGTCACCGGCGCAGCCACCACTGCTGCCGCTGCCCTCGCCTGGACTGGTGCCTGCGCGCGCAGCACCCCCGGCGCTTGCGGCTGCGTCACCGCAGACGCCTGTACCTTCGCCTCCGGCGCCACTGCGGCAGGCTGACCTCTCGCAATGGCACCAGATGCCCCCGCTGCCACCGCGCGCTCCGCACTCGCCACAGCCGGCTCCGCACTCGCCACAGCCGGCTCCGCCACCGCCGCAGGCCCCGTACCCGGCGCGAGAGTTGCCGTCGGCCCTGTCACCACCGACACCCCGCCCACCTGCGTCACCGCCGCCTCCATCCGGTCCCGCAATGCCGCTTCCGCCGCCTCCATCCGCGCCTGATGCGCCTCCCGCGCCTCCCGCGTCAGCGCATCCCGCTGCGCCGCCAGCTCGCTCGCCAGCACATGCGCCGCCGGCAAAGTCTCCACCGGCGTGAAGTTCGGCAACTTCGCCAGCACCGGCGTATACACCGTCACCATCCCGTCATTGCGGACTAGATACTTCGGCGTCACGGCGGGCGCCGCCTGCGGCGTCGGCGCCCGCGGATGAGTCAACACGTTAGGCAT